GGAGACGCACGTTCCCCGTCGCGTGCGATCGCGGCGGTGCTACCTTTTTGCTGGTTTCGGCCGTTTCGCTCCTGAGCCTCCTGTGTGGCCGCTGACGCTGGACTGGTTTGCACCCGGGTAGGCGTCCCAACTAGACTTCATGGCATGGCAAAAGGCCCAGCACCAACGCCGAAGCACATCCTCCAACTGCGAGGATCGAAGGAGGCCAAGTACCGCGAGGAACTTGGCACCAAGATGGCGGCATTGCCGGAGCCGCCGGAGTGGCTTCGCCCTGCGGCGAAAGCCATGTTCACGCTCGTCTGCCAGTTCGCCCAGAACATGGGCACGCTGGCCGAATCGGACGTGCAGGTGATCGCCCGCTATGCGATTACTTGGGACAAATGGCAGGAAGCCGAGCAGCATCTCGCCAAAACCGGCGAATGCTGGAGGGAGGTTCTAGCCCCCGACGGCTCCCTGCGGTTCTGCCGGCCGACCAAGTGGCAGTCGCAGAGCAACCACTGCCACGACCAACTCCGGCAGTTGGAGACCGTCCTCGGGCTGACCCCCGCCGACCGCACCCGCCTCGGGTACGGAGCGGTGAAGGTGGTCAACGACCCCGTGGATGCAATGTTCGACGATGTCGCGTCGGGTTGATATTCGCGAATTCGCCGGTCTCCTGCGACACAGCGAGGGGGAGTTCGCCGGCCGTCAATTCACGCTCGAGCCGTGGCAGGAAGAGTACCTCAGCAAACTCTTCAACACGCTGAGGCCGGACGGCCGCCGGCAATACCAGCGATCGTTGCTTGCCGTGCCGCGCAAGGCCGGGAAGACCGCGACCTGCGCTCTCGTTGGGGCTTACGAGGGCTTTTTCGGCGACGAGGGCGGACAGATTCTCATCGCGGCCGGCGACCGTAAGCAGGCAAGCCTGCTGTTCACTGCCTGCTCCCGCTTCATTGAGTCGTGCCCCGGGCTGCTCCGGAGAGCCAAGATATACAAGAACTCGATCGTTATTCCGCACAAGAAGAGCACGATTCAGTTCTTGTCGTCGGAGCACAAGGGAAAGCACGGTTTCAATCCATCTGTCGTCATAGTGGACGAGTTTCACGTCCAGCCCAACCGCGATCTTATAGACGTCTTAGAGAGCGGTATGGGAATGCGAGCCGAGCCGCTCGTCATCTACGTGACGACGGCCGGGATGGACCGCGTCGGCCCCTGCTACGACGAGTGGCAGCGTGCCATGAAAGTCCGCGACGGCCTGATCAACGACCCCACGTTCCTGCCGTGCATCTACGCGGCCGACCCGGAAGACGACATCTTCTCAGAGGAAACGTGGAGGAGGGCGAACCCGAACTACGGGATCACCGTGCGGAAGGAATTCATGGAGCGGGAGGCCGCCCTCGCCCGCGAGAGCGTCGCCCAAGAGATGAAATTCCGCACGCTCTACCTGAACCAGTGGGTGAGCAACGGGGCGAATCGTTTCTTCCGCACCGGGCTGTGGGAAGCCTGCGGCGAGCCGCTGCGGCCGGCTGAGACTCGGCCGTGCTACTGCGGCCTCGACCTCTCCAGCACGAGCGACACCACCGCGTTCGCGGCGGTCTGGCCGGGCCTCGACGAGTACGGCGTCCACGACGGGACGTTCGATGCGTTCGCCCACATCTTCGTGCCGGAGGAGGGCGCCGACCGCGACGAGGCGCCGTACCGTCAGTGGGCGAAAGACGGATTCTGTACAATTACAGAGGGTAGCGTGACTGATTACGACGTGGTGCGCGACTACGTTCTCTCGTTTTGCGAGAAGAATGCGGTTCGCGGCGTGGCTATCGACCGCTGGAATGCCGTGCATATCACCACGCAACTGGTCGCGGAAGGCGTCGATGTCAAGCCGTATGGACAGGGATACGCCTCCATGAGCGCGCCGACGAAGGCGCTCGAAGCGCTCACTTTGAGCCGAAAAATACGGCACGGAATGAACCCCGCGCTCGCCCTCCACGTCTCCAATATGCAGGTCAAGATGGACGACGCGGGCAACATCAAGCCGACCAAGGCTCACTCGAAAGCGACCGCCCGCATCGACGCCGCGGTGGCATTGATCATGGCCCTCGGCTTGGCAGCCGGCGAGGCCCGCGGCCCCGAAGAAGAACCCGAACTGATGGTGTTCTGACATGGACGAAGCGCCGTACACGGGCCTCTTGTCGCTGCGGTCGCAGAGCCTGTCGCGGGTCTTCGAGGAGATCGCGGAGTCGCGGAAGACGGCCGCCGGCGTCCACGTCTCGCCGGAGACGGCGCTTGAATGCACTGCCGTGCTGGCCTGCGTCCGGCTCCTGTCGGAGTCGATCGCGGCGATGCCGACGAACCTGTACCGCCGGCTCCCGGGCGGCGGCAAGGAGATCGCCGACGACCAGCCGCTCCACGAGATTCTGGCCTACCAGCCCAACTCGTGGATGACGAGTTTTGAGTTCAAGGAACTCATGCAGTCGTGGCTTCTCTTGTGGGGGAACGCCTACGCCCACATCAAGGGCAGCATCCGCCGCGGCGCCGTGGACGAATTGATCCCGCTCCACCCGTCTCGGATGGAGGTGAAGCGGCTCGAGAACGGCAAACTGCGGTACTACTACCGCGAGCCGGCGACCGTGACCGACCCGAACCCGCAGCCGACGGAGTACCGGCAGGACGAGATTTTTCACCTGCGGTGGATGTCGTCGGACGGCGTGCGCGGCTACGTGCCAACGGCCCTGTCGAAGGACGCGATCGCCCTCGCCCGCGCGACGGAACTGCACTCAAGCGCGTTCTTTGGCAACGGCGCCAAAGTGGGCACGTACATCGAGACCGACCAGCCCCACAAGCCAGAGGCTCTCCAGCGATTCCGCCAGCAGTGGGATGAGGCCCACCGTGGGCCGGAAAAGGCGTTCAAGACCGTCGTCATGCCGTTCGGCTTCAAGAAGAAGGACGACCCGGTCAACAACGCGGACGCGGAACTGGTGTCCACGCGGCGATTCCAACTGGAGGAGGTCTGCCGGGCCTACCGCGTGCCGCCACATCTGGTCGGCGACCTGTCGAACGTCCGCTACAGCACGGTGGAGCAGGCGGCGATCGACTACAAGACGTTCAGCATCATGCCGTGGTGCCGGCGGTGGGAATTGGCGTGCCGCCGCGACCTCGTGGTGGACGACAAGACGTACTTCGTCGGCTTCGATATGAACTCGCTCATGGCCGGCGACTACGCGGCCCGCTCGACGTACCTCCGCGAGGCGTTCAACACGGGCGCCCTCGATGTCGACGAGTACCGGGCGGAGATCGGCTACAACCCGCTCCCCGGCGACCTCGGCAAGAAGCGGTTCGTGCAGGTCAATATGCAACTTCTGGACGCATTCACCCTTGAGACACCGAACGGTCAGCCGCCACAAGCCCCTCCGACCAGCCTCCCGGCCGAGGAGCAGCCTCCAGAGCAGCAAGACGGCGACCAACCGCCAGCGGAAGCCGAGGCCGATCGATCCATCGACGCATCCGAAGCACTTTTCCGCACGACTCTCCGACGCCTCGCAGCCATCGAAGCCGACGGAATCCTCGCCCGCCGGTCGAAAGCGGAGAAAATCACGCAATGGTTCGGCCAAGTCGAGGAGAAACTGCGTGAAGAGTTACTCGACGCAGCAAATGCTACTGGCAGAGACATTGATTCGTTCGTGGTATCGTGGCTAGAGCGCTCGAAAGACCTGCTTTTGGACTGCCATCGCAGCGGAAAACCCTACGAAACGGTCACTGATCGCTGGTTCGAGGCTCATTTCGAGGAGGAGAACGATGTCCGCGAACGAAATTGAGCGCCGGATCACCGCGTCGGACACGGCAATCGAGTACCGCGAGGTCGACGGCGGCGAAAAGCGGCCCGTCATCGTCGGGTATGCGGCCGTATTCCAGTCGCCTTCGAGAGATTTGGGTGGTTTCATCGAGACCATCCACCCGCGGGCGTTCGATGACGTCCTGAAGACGAATCCAGACGTCGTCGGCGTGTTCAACCACGACAAAAACATGCTTTTGGCGCGTTCGGCGAACGGTTCGCTCCGCCTGAAGGCCGACCCATACGGCCTGCGCTACGAAATGATGCCCCCGAAGACGAAAACGGCCGACGAGGTCGTCGAATTGGTCTCCGGCGGGTACGTCACCGGGTCGAGTTTCGCGTTTGCGATCTCTCGGAGCGGCGGAGACTCGTGGAGCACGGACGAACGAGGCATCCGCCGGCGAGAAATCCGCTCGATCAGCCTCCTCGACGACGTCGGACCAGTGGTTCGGCCTGCCTACGAGGCGTCCAGCGTTGTCGTGAGCCGTCGGGCGATCGAAATGGCACTCGGCGACGCCTTCCGGCCGAACCAGACGATGGCGAACGCGGCTCGGAAGGGTCTGCGGGCCGCCAAGTCACGCGGAGACTTCGACGAGCGGCTCATCGCGGTCGCCGAACGCATCGCGGAGCGCGAGGTTCTCTCCGTCGAGGAGGTCGAGTTCCTCGCCGGCACGCATCAGCGGTGCCACGAGGTTCGTTCAGTCGGCTGGTCCGGCTCGCCGGCGTGGGTCGAGTGGATGCTGGCCGGCGGCGACGGCGGCGAGAAGTGGGTGCAGCGTCGCTCTCTCGCCGAGCGAGAGAGCGACGTTCGGACGCCGCAGGCCATCCCCGAACCTCCCGCCGCAACCTCAGAGCGTGCCGCCC